ACTGACAAGCGGCTGTTCCTCTAACGTCTTCACACCCCCTGTCATCACGCTTAACATGAAAGTGGACATGCTATCATCATCGCCAGCTTTGCGTTTTTGGCTGGCGATAGCGCCCATTGCCATAGGCATGGCTACCGGCTGCGCCCAATCGTAACTAACCAAATAATCCCCGCTTTGCATGTCCTGCTTTTTCCAAAAATTACCGGACAAAAATGCACGCTTCAATGCACTGACGTTAATGGAGTATCGCTGGAATCCCATCTCCCGCTCGAAATCAC